AGCGGCGTTTAAATTGATGATGGTAGCTCAGAGAGTTGTTGTTTATGCCAAGGACGAACTCAGGGACAAACCGAGGGTGCAACTGAAGAAGACACGAGCGTTCTTTCTGGGTCAGTTGCCTCACTTGGTTTGGAGCAAGATGGTCGTAGGCGATCTTGTCATTAAGTTAAAGAAGATGTGGAAAACTTCGACAGTAGCTATAGGAGTCTGCCCCACTAGTTTCGAATGGGGTCATCTCTATGGTGTTGTTTCGAGGTTTGGAGTTGATAATGGTATCGCTGGAGATTATTCTGGATACGATACCACTATTAGGTCCGAGTTTTGGTGGCCGTTATTTCTGTACTTCAACGCATATTATAAATATGATAAAGGAGACAAGTATTACAATGAGCTCATGGTTTTTTGTTATAGTCTCTTTCATCCAGAATTTGCTTATGAAGGACAGGTATTTGTTTTTGACGGGTCTAATCCGTCAGGACAATGGTTAACGGGATTTTTGAATTCTTTTGTCAATCATGTAGTCATGAGATTGTGTTTTTATGATCTCAGACCAGGAGACGAGGAGTTCGATGATCATGTGGCTCTCTTTGTTTATGGAGATGACCACATTGGGTCTGTTAGTGATGATGTTAAATCATGGTTCAACATGCAGACCATTTCTAAGTTCGTGAAGCAGGAGTTCAATATGACTCTGACAGCACCCGACAAGTCAGAGTGTAGTGGCGAACTTATTAATTTACGAGAGACCGAATTCTTGGGAAGGTACTTTCGTATACAACCTGATTTACAATGTGTGGTAGGTCCTTTGAGAGATACAGCCATTTCAGGCATGCTGTATTGGACGAAAGATAAACCTGGCACTTTTGATATATTTGAGAGTAATCTGCAGGTTGTTTGTGAGGACAGATTTTATTATGGAAGAGAGGAGTATGATAAGTTTGTCAAGGAGTTAAAAGGAGCCTTACCTCCTGGAGCTAAATTTGTGCCACGCTCATATGAGTTTTGGCTTGAGCTCTATCGTGAGAAGTTTTTCGACTAATGTGTGATCTACCTTAGAGATTGAGGTCCTCTAGGGTTGCTGCATTAGTCATAATTTCACCTCAAGTCACTTGCGTAAAGTTTTGTTCATCTTTGCGCGTTATAGTAAACGGACAGCTGATAAAGATATTGTAGAAAATAGAGATAGCGATCTGAAGCTCGCTGGTGTAAATA